TACAAATTAGCAAATAGTGCATCCACAAAGGTATTATCCAATCCATTGTTGTCTAATAGTCCTTTAATTGCTGTGAGTGTACTAGGTTGAGACATTTACCCGCCTGTAATTACTGTGCCTGCGCCTGTAGCATTGCTGGCTCCACAATTATTTGCATCGCCGATTCTAGTTACTGGTATACCTCCAGCATTTACTGAGCCACTACCTGCTACTACTACAGGTCCGCAATGTGGTCCAGCAAGAGGCGGACATAGGCTGTCTGGTGTTAGTGTTGACCCAATAACTGCACAGGCTTGTCCTTCTACAATTACTGATTCGATCACTGCACCGACGATAGTACCACCATGTGTATTAATATCAGTTCGTCTAGATGTTGCTGGCATTTAGGCTCCTTTGGCAATTTGTATACCTGATGTGCCTTGTAAGTAACTATCAGCGGCTTCTTTAGTAGTAATACCGTGAAACACAATATGCTGATTCTTTAGCACTACTGTATTTATTTGCGCTGTCATGCCCATTGGAACCAAAGCCATACCTTGCTGACTTGGCATCAGTGAGAGAGGTTTTTCTACTTCAAACCCTTCTTCTTTACACTCTACAATTCTAGCAATACATTCCTGTCCTGTTACTAACATGAAAGTTACAATATCGCCTTTGTCGTACTGTGGTTTGTTAATTAGCATTTAGTTCCTCAATTCTCTGTTTAATAACTTCTAATGGTGCTTTTGCAAGTCCTTGGTAACCACCTTCTACAAGTAGTTGTCCTTTTACATACAGTTGTGGTACTGTCCTGTGTCCTTCATTTACAACAAATTTACGAGCATCGGGATCTAAACCAATGTTAACTTCCTCAAACGGTATGCTGTTGTTGTTTAATAAAGTTTTTGCTTGTGTACAAAAAGGACAATGGTCTTTTGTATATATTGTAATCATAAGAATTTTTTCACCTTTTCAAATACTTCATCAAAGTTTGTAATAACTTCTTCGTTGTTATCGAACACAATGCTGTCCTCTAAATTAGGACAAGCATCACATATACAGTTGTATTCGTCTGCTGAGCAGTCAGCAATATTGTCGATATGTGTGTAAGTATAACGCTTTTGTTCCATAAGAGCAACATCACGTTGCGTCATAATCCAGTTACCTAGTAGCTCGTACTCACTAAACCATTTAATGTTTGGGGTAGGAACACTGTCTGGATCTTCAGGAACATTATTAATTATCGCATCAAAAGGATCGCAGTTATTTCTTTCAATAAGAGCGTGTTTAAGTTTCAGCCAGTCCTCTTTATAAACAGGCATAAACTCTGTAACAAAACTATGAGGTACTTGACGTTCTATACCTAATGCATTTTGTAACACTTGGTAGTAACCCGGACTGTGTGTTTCGTTAGGCAGTATAAAATACTTGAGTAAGTCACCTTCCCATAAGTTGTACGGGTTTATACAAAATGTATCAGGGTCTTGTATGAGGATTACGTCTGCATCTATGTAATCTAGACTAGCAAGTTTGAGTGCTTGTTGATACAACCAACTATTACGATAATCTCCAGGGATCCACCAGTTACGCACAGATGGATATAGACTATCCATCTCACCATCAAACATATAATTAAACTGACTTGTGTCGAGATACTTAGATAAAACTCTATCTAAAAATGGATTGTCTTCTGTATTTTCACAATTAGTGAATATGTACGTTTCGTCTATACCCTGGATATAGTGGTCAAACTGTAAACTTAAGCAAGTATGTGGTATTCTATAGTGTGCAACAAATAACGCTCGTGCAACCTTCACAAAGTCATACCTTTGAAGGTATCTCCGTCAACGTCTTGTTTTGTGCCACCAATTACATAACTACTAAGTTCTACTTCTTGTGGTGCTACCTGTACTTCAGCACCAGCAATCCACTTCTGTGTCCACGGCAGAGGATTGCTTTGTCCTACTCTGTATGGCGACTCTACACCAATAGCAGTCATACGCTTGTTGGCTAGCCATTCAACATAGTCTGTAAGTAGTTGCTTGTTAAGACCAATCATTGATCCGTCTTTAAACAAGTATTCTGCCCAAGCAGTTTCTTGTTCTACAGCATCTGTAAATATTTTCTGTATTTCTTGTTCGCACTCTTTCTTAATCTTAGCAAAGTCTTTATCATCTGTTGGCAGTAACTTTAACAGTGCTTGGGTACTTGCAAGGTGTACATTTTCATCACGAGCAATAAACTTAATAATTTTAGCATTGCCTTCCATTTTTTTAAGTTCAGCAAATGCCCAACTACATGCAAATGAAACGTAGAAGCGAATGCCTTCTAATGCGTTAACACTATTGAGAGCAAGCCATAGTTTCTTCTTAAGTTCGTACTTGTCTATCTTATATGACTTTCCATTTACTGTATGGTCGCCTTCGCCTAATAGGCTATAAAACTGTGAGTAGGTAATAAGATCATCGTAGTACCCTGTAATCGCTTCTGCGCAGATCACAATCTCATTGATATCAGTTAGCCCATCGAATACTTTTGCAGGATCGCTATACACATTACGAATAATATGTGTGTAACTACGACTGTGAATAGTTTCGTTAAATGCCCAAGTCTCTATCCAGGTTTCAAGTTCTGGAATTGTACATAGAGGCAAAAATGCTAGATTAGGGGAGCGACCTTGTACACTGTCTAATAGGATTTGTCTTTTAAGGTTACTGGTAAAGATGTGTTGCTCATGCGCAGTTAAGTCTTTAAAGTCTTTGGCATCACGCATAACATCAACTTCTTCTGGTCTCCAAAAGAAACCTAACTGCTTGTCTGTAAGTTTTTCAAACTGTCTGTACTTTACTGTATCGTATCGTTGTATACCACTACCACCTTTTGGATCCAAGAAAGCCAATGCCTTAAGGTGGTTGTTGTTTTTCTGAATGTTAAAAACGCTCATTATTGTATCCTATATTACGCAACTCTCACAGGCTTCGTCGTCGACTTCACCGGGTTGCAGTTCCTCTAACTTATTCACATCTATTTCACCTTGACCATCATAGGTGTTGAAATAGTATAACTGCTTGCCACCATACTTGTAAAACATCATTAGATGCTTTAACATGTCGCTCATTGGTATCTTTTCATCTTCGTACCACTGTGGATTGTAACTGGTATTAACACTAATACCCTGATCGATATACTTCTGTAGAACTGCCATAATCTTCAAGTAACCACTTGGGTCTCTTTGATCCCATAACAATTCGTATTTATTTTTTAGTCTGCGATACTCAGGTACCACTTGTTTTAAGACACCGTCTTTACTTTGTTTTACACTAACATAACTACGTGGTGGCTCAATGCCGTTAGTAGCATTACTAATCTGTGCAGATGTTTCTGCAGGCATAAGTGCCATTAGTGTAGCGTTTCTAATACCATGCTGTTTAATCTCTTTGCGTAGGTAGTCCCAATCAAACTGTCTTTGCTTGGGCTCTACTAATTCGTCAACATCACGTTTGTATGTGTCGATAGGAAGTATACCGTCTGCGTACTTCAAGTTATCAAAGCCTTCACACTTACCTTGTTCTTTGGCAAGTTCCATACTGGATCTAATTAAGTAATAACTCCAGGCTTCTGCATACTGATCTACTAGCTCTAATGCTTTGGGATCACTATAACTTGTGTCGTTCTTTGCCAACCAATATGCCAAGTTAATAATTCCAACACCTAGTGGTCTGTACTCACGAGTTGCTTCTTCTGCCGCTCGTACTGGATATCCCTGATAACTTAATAATGCATCTAGTCCACGTACTGCTAGTCTACAAGGCTTCTCAAACTCTTCTGGAGATTTAATTGCACCCCAGTTAATAGCACTTAGTGTACACAACGCAATCCTGCCTTCTGGATCTTCAAAACTTTTAAGTGGCTTGGTAGGTAAGTCGATCTCGCAACATAAGTTACTTTGTTTGATAGGTGCTACTTCTTGTTTAAACGGTGAGTGTGTATTAGCATGATCCACGTTCATCAAGTAGACACGCCCTGTGTCTTTACGCTCTTGCATAAAGGAAGTGAACAAATCAATTGCTTTAATCTTCTTCTTGCGAATGCTTGTCTTACGCTCTGCCTGCTCATATAACTCTTTAAACCGGTCTGCGTTAGCATAGAATGCTTCGTATATTTCCGGTACATCATTGGGCGAAAATAGGGTAATATCTCCCCCTTGGATAAGTCTTTCGTACATTAATTTGTTAAACTGAACGCCATAATCCATGTGGCGTACTCTATTGTCCTCTGTGCCTTTATTGTTCTTTAAAACTAATAAATCTTCTACTTCCAAGTGCCAGATAGGATAATATAGTGTTGCCGCTCCGCCACGCACACCACCTTGGCTACATGATTTAACAGCACTTTGGAATAACTTGTAAAACGGAATAACGCCTGTGTGATAAGCATCACCGTTACGCACTGGCGAATTAATAGCACGGATACGTCCTGCACCAATACCAATGCCTGCTTTTTGTGATACGTATTTTACAATAGCACTGGCTGTTGCGTTAATGCTGTCTAAACTGTCATCAGTTTCTACTAGCACACAACTACTAAATTGTTTTTGTGGTGTACGTACACCTGCCATAACAGGAGTAGGCAAACTAATTAAGTGGTTACTGATAGCATCGTAGTAATCATGTACCCACTGTAGTCTATCCTTTTCGTAGTCTTGGAATAGTGTTGCCGCAATTAAAATATATGCAACTTGTGGTGTTTCGTATAACTGTTTTGTTACACGGTTTTGTACTAGGTACTTGCCTCTAAATTGTTCCATAGCAACGTATGTGAAGTGCTCATCACGCTCGTGCTTGATATAACTGTCTAACTTTGTCCACTCTTCTTCAGTATATGCTTCTAGCAGTCCGCTGTCGTAATAACCACGTTCTACATTTTTCTTTACAATGTCAATCAGTGTCCAAGGCTCGTACTCGTTGTAAACTTGTTTTCTAATATGATAGTTAATCAATCTACCAGCAACATACTGATAGTTAGGTGTCTCTTCTGAAATTAAATCTGCCGCACTTTTAATAAGTGTTTCTTGAATGTCGGCTGTTTTTATTCCATCATAAAATTGTAAACTGGATTTAATTTCTACTTCGCTTGCGCTTACACCTGTAATGCCTTCAGTTGCCCACATGACAACTTTGTGCATCTTCTCGATGTTTAAGGGCTCTTTGTGTCCCTCTCTTTTAGTAACTAAGATTTCGCTCATTGATTCCTCATAGGTATTGTTCTAGTTGTAGGTCCTTAGCGAAGTATTGACACATCACTTTTAAATCTGGACTAACATGTTTTTTATTTACTATCTCCATCCACTCGTAATTAAGTATATATTTTCCATCGTCAATCGATACTATATAGCGATACTCTCCGTTCTCAAGTCCTATCTCAATACTATATGTATGTTCATTATGTCCGCTTAGATACAAAGTATACAGGATTCCAAGACATTTCGCAAGTTCGTCATAGCCAGAGTCTTCTAACAATTCCCAAGGGTCCGGCCACATCTCTGTAGAAGTGTAATCCATCCAGTTATTGACAATAGGAGCATAAGACCACAACTCTAGTGTGTCCCTAAGGGCTTGCTCAAAAGGTTTGTTTTCTATTTGATGTCTAAAGGCAGCCCATTCACGGATGCGCTCTGAAGACCTTTGGTACTGCCAAATCATTAATACAAGTATCTAATTGAATATTTCATTAAGGCATTACTGCCGGTTGATGTTGTTGCATAGTTAATAGTACTTGTGTTGGTAGCAAATGTAACTGTTAGTGTTACACCCGTTGATGAGTCTTCTGAGAAGTCATCACTATAACCAACACTTGTACCGTGACCTATTCTTAGTGTTCCTGTTCTGTATGTTGTGCCACGTACAATGCTATAATCTATAATAGCACCGTGTGTATATTTGCTGTCAGCAAGAGTAATACCTGTTGTTGTAGTAGTTGTGTTATCAAGTAAAGTTACTGACTTGCCTGCTTCTTGTCTATGCGCACCATACTGTACGCTGTTGTCGGCGATCATACCGTAACTTGAAACGTTGCCAATGCTTAATCTTGGTTGATTCAAATCGTCTGTGTCATTACGTTCGAACGCATCACCAATACTAAAGTTTCCGCCAGCAACATAGTATATAACTGGAGCAGATTCGTTGCCTGAGCCGTTGTAGTCGTTACCAACTTCGTAAAAGTAGTTATACGCAGATACTACATGTTTTACGGCTGAGTATGTATGTATTGCTGAATTGGCAACTCTATCAAAATAACTGCCTGTAACTTTAAATCCACGTGGTCCTTCGTCCTGTGGTGAGATACCTGTTAAACTTTCTCCTAGTTTAACGGCTTTATATAACTCGTCAAAATAACTATTTTGAACTACAACATTTCTACAGTTATAATCTATCTCGATAGCGAACGTGTTTTCTGTAAAATAACAGTTATCAAATGTGATGTGCTCTGTAACTAAAACTGCTGTCGACTCAACTTGTATGTTTGCTTTAGCATCAGTTACTGTGGTAGGTAAGGTTAAATTTCCTTTAAACTTAACGTCATCAAAATGCACATGCTGTGCAGATGTAATTAATCCTACGTGATTTGTTGTACTGTTCCAAAATGTACATCCTGATACTTCGATAAACTGTGGTCTAGTAGCGGCGTTTGTTGCAATACTAGCATCTATTTGCTGTAAACTATCAGCAGTTTTGAACACATAGTCTTCGCCTGAATCAGTCTGTTTAAAACACGTACTGTCTGCACCTTCACCAATAATTTTAGCGTATGTTGGAATCTTAACAACATCGCCTGTAATTTTATAGACGCCTGCTGGAAAGTATAAAGCTCTGCGAATTTCCTCGTTTACTTCTCTACAGTATAACTGAAATAACGCTCTGTTAATAGCGGCAGTGTCGTCTGTGATTCCATCGCCCACAGCACCAAAATCTCTAACATTAACAAAGTCATCAAACTTACGTTGTAGTGTTCTTTCAATTGGAGAACTAGAACTTGTACCTGTTGTTATTGTATAGCCAGCGGCTTCGCCTTTGTAAGTGTATGCTTGGCTTGTGTTTAGTAAGTCACTAAACTCTGTAAGGATCTCTGTGTTACCCAGTATAGGTGCACC